CTTCGATGCTGCGGACTACGCGGCCCGGTGGCTCGCCGCCAACCCGGTCCGCAAGGCCGCCGGCGACGAGGAGGACGCGGCCGCCGGCGACGGCGGCGATGAGGGCCTGGCCGCCGCGCGGGCGTGGCTGGAACACCAGGGCGTCCTCGGGCAGCTGGTCGACGCGTTCCGCGCCGTGCTGACGAACGCCTACACCGAGGCCTACGTCCTCGGCGACCGGTCCGCGCAGGCCATGGTCGACGGCGCCGCCCCCGACTGGGGCAGCTGGAAACCCGGTGACCCGGACGCGGCGAACCTGGTCCTCGGGTACGACGGCCTCGGCGCCGGCCTGCAGCAGATGCTCGCCAAGCAAGGCATCCAGATCAAGTCGTTGGGCGCCGGCCGCTTCGACGACCTGGCCCAGGCGATTGCGCTGTCGGTGGAGAACGGCGACAGCGTCGACACCCTGGCGCGGGACCTGTTCGACATCCTCGACAACGGCTCCCGGGCTCAGATGGTCGCGGTCACCGAGATCGCCCGGGCCGTGTCCCAAGCGTCGCTGGACACCTACCGGCGCAACGGCATCCCGGGCAAAGAGTGGCTGATTGCGTCCTCCAACGTGTGCGCGATCTGCGAGGACAACGCCGACGAGGGCGTGATCCCGCTTGACGACGCGTTCGCCAGCGGAGACGACGCACCGCCAGGTCACCCCCGCTGCAGGTGCGCGCCCGGGCCCGGATTTGTGATCGGAGGGGATGAAGGTGGCTGACGAACAGCGGTTCATCGTCGCCCTGGCCTACCGGGCCGGCCGCGACCCCGGGATCGTCAAAGGCCAGGACAAGCGCCGCGACTTCTTCTCCCCCGAGGAGCTGGAGAAAGCCGCGCACTCCTTCGCCCGCAACGGCATGGGCGGCGGCCAGTTCCACCTGGACGGCACCGGGGACGAGTTCGAGCCGACCGAGTCGTGGATCCACCGCGGCCCGGACTGGACAGTGACCGGCCCCGACGGGTCGGTCACGGTCGTGAAAGCCGGTGACTGGCTCGTCGCCGGCTACCTGTCGCCGGCCGCATGGGAGCTGTACAAGGCCGGGAAAATCACCGGGCTCTCGCCGCAAGGCTCGGCCCGCCGAGTCAAGACCGGGAGCACCTGATGGCCGACGACGATTTCACCGAGCTGCAGGACGCGGACATCGACACCGTTCACACCGTCGCCGCGGCCGCGAACGGCACCACGATCCTGTTCGCCAAGTCCGCCGACGCCGGCGCCGAAGCCCCGGGCATCTTCGAGCCCGACTTCGTCCGCGACCTGGTGGCCAAGAGCAACGAGCAGGCCGCCCCGGCCGAGCAGCTGACCCCGGCTCAGGCCATGGCGCTGGTCCACGCCGCGACCGTCCGCAAGGCCGGCCTGCCCGCCGCCGACGGAGCGGCCGCCGGCCCCGAGACCGCCGAGGCCGCGCCCGTGGCCAAGGCCGAACCCGCGCCAACCGACAGCGCCGCCGCGGCGACGCCCACACCCGAGGAGAACGCCGTGAGCAACGCCGACGGCACGCAGACCACCGACACCCAGGGCACCGCGGCCGCGGCCGAGCCGGTTGCCAAGGCCGGCGGCCTGTCCGCCGAGGAGCTGGCCGAGATCGGCCGCCAGGCCCTGGCCAAGGCGGCGAAGAAGGCCGCGAAGAAGGCCCTGAAGACTTCCGGCGCCACCGCGGCGACGGACGACGCCCGGGTCATCCCGGGCACCAGCACCGTCCAGGCGCCCGCGCAGGAGCCGGACGGTATCACCAAGGCGGCAGCGAGCGACCTCGCTACCGCGTTCGCTGAGGTCATGGCACCGGTGGTGAAGCAGATCCAGGATCTGACCACGCGGGTGGAGAGCCAGGGCGAGCGCGTGGAGAAGATGGCGCAGCGGCCTGACGACCGCAAGTCCCCGGTGCTGAACGGCGCCTCCGGCACGGCCCAGATCGCCGAGCGCGGCCCGTCGGCCGCCACGCGCTCCCCGGAGTTCGCGGCGGTCCAGAAGGCCATCGAAGCGCTGCCGGAGGGCCCGGCGCGTGAGAACGCGCAGCGCGAGGTCGCGCTCGCGGCCATCAAGGGCCGCTTCGGGCGCCCGGACTAAGCACGGGACACCTCCCCCTTTTTCACGCAAGCCCCCGCGCGGACACCGCGGCGGGGGCTTCGTCATGCCCAGAAAGGCACACCAGCATGGACGTCGACGAGATCAGCGCGGAAACGCTGCAGATCTTCAAGTCCGCGACCAGCGGCATCATCAGCAGCACCGGCATTGCCGGTGTCGACCTGTCGGACCTGATCCAGCTGATCCCGGTCCCCACGGACTACCGCGACGAGCTCGCCCGCACCCGCCCGGAGATGGGCGCGACCACGGCGCAGTGGGAAGTCCTGCTCAACGTCAACAACCAGCAGCCCAAGGGCTCCGTGGCGTACGACGCCGCCGGCCCGCTGGCGCTGATCTCCGAGATGAACGTCTCGGCGCCGTACCAGCCCATCGCCATGGGCTACACGGTGACTCGTGACGCGATCGCCAAGGCCCGCGGCTACGCCAACGCCCAGGCCATCGCCATCTACAACAGCATCAACCAGTGGAAGATCAGCGAGGACAAGCTGGCGATCGGCGCGCAGGCGTTCCCGCTGCAGCGGCCGACCGCCCCGACCGTCACCGACGCCTCCACCGGCGGCTCGGTTCCGCCGTCGACGACCGTGCACGTCGGTGTCGCCGCCCGCACCGGGTCCGGCTACTTCTACTGCAACGGCGACGGGCTGGGCCTGGGCCACGGCAACTCGCAGGGCAACGTCGGACAGGTCACCACCTCCACCGTCGCCGGCAACACCCACTCGGTGTCGGCCTCCACGGTGTCGGTGGTCGGGGGCGCCTGCTACGACTGGTTCCAGTCCGCCGACGGCGTCACGTGGCACTACTACACCACCACCACGGTGCCGTCGGTGACGATGACCTCGGTCATCACCGTCGACCAGACCCCGCCGACCGACCCGACACTGCCCGGTGGCCTGCCGGACCTGTCGACGACCACGCCGACGTTCAACGCCGCGGCCGACAACGGCTCCGCCGGCACCGGCGCCTCCCCGGAGTTCAACGGCCTGTGGGCCACGATCACCGGCGACTACAACAACGGCGCCATCACCACCCACGGCGGCGGTACCAAGTCCGGCGCCACCATCATCGACGCCGCCGGGTCGCAGTTCACCGTGTCCGGCGGCGGCATCGTGCAGCTGGACCAGCTGAACTCGAACTACTACAACCAGACCAAGCTGTCCCCGTCGGCGTACATGGTGTCGGCGCAGGAAGCGAACTCGCTGTCTGCGCTGGTCCTGAACTCCCCGTCGGCGGTCACCTACCTGACCATGAACGACCCCGAGGGCCGTTCCCAGATCGTGGCCGGCGGCCGGGTCGGGTCGTACGTGAACCGGGTCACCGGCCAGCAGGTCCCGATCAAGCTCTACCCGAACCAGCCGCCCGGGACGCTGATCGCCAAGCGCGACTCGGTGCCGTACCCGAACGCGAACATCTCCCGGGTCACCGAGATGCGGTGCCTGGACGACCTGTACCAGTTCCAGTACGGCGCGGACCGGGCGCACGGCGGCCCCCGCGAGGACGGCGAGTCCCGCGCGGTGGAGACGTTCATCAACCGGGCGCCGGTGGTCTTCGGCATGATCCAGTCGATCGCGAAGACCTGACCTGACGCCCCCGACCCACCGGGCCCGCGCCAGGCGCGCGGGCCCGGCCCCCTTGGAGGGACCCACCATGCGAGTGGTCAACCTGACCAACGCCGACTCCGTCCGCCACCCCGACACCGGCGACGTGTACGAGGCCGGCGAGGACGGCGTGTTCGATCTGCCCGAGCCGTTCGCCACCCACCTGGTGCGCAAACACGCCTCCCAGTGGCGCAGCGAATCGGAGCAGGAAGCCCAGCTGCAGCGCGAGAAGGTTGCGCGGCTGAAGTCGCCGCACGAGGCCGCCGCGGTCATGGCGGACCTGGTCGACCGCGTCGAAGCGCTGGAGGCCACGGTTAAGCAGCTGACGGCGGCGACCGCCGAGAGCACCGAGACCAAGCGCAGCACCCGCACCCGCAAGGCCGCGGACAAGCCGCCGGCGAAGTGATCCTGCTGCCGTACACCCGGCTGCACCCGGCCGCCGCCAGGCTGGCCAACCAGCACGCGCCCGGGCACGTACGGGCCCGTATCGACCCGGCCGACGCAGGCGCCTACTGGGCGCTGCTCGCCAAGGCCTGGGCCGCCCCCGGCGACCTGATGGTCATCGAGCAGGACGTCGGCATCAGCGCCGGTGTCGTGGAGGGCCTGGCCGCGTGCCGCCGGCCGTGGTGCGGCAACGCCTACCCCATCGGCGGGCAGCTGCTCGTCGCCCTGGGCTGCACCAGGTTCACCGCCGAGCTGAAAACCGCCGAGCCGGACCTGCTGGACGTCGTCGGTGACGACGGCACCGGCGGCCTACCGGCCCGGCACTGGGCACGCCTGGACGTCCGGATCCTCGACGAGCTCCGGCGCCGCGGCTACGAACGCCACCAGCACTCGCCGCCCGTGGCTCACTACCACCGCTACTGATCGGGGGTGAGCCGTGGCCGCGCCGGTGACAGCCCCGTACGCCCCCTCGTACGCCGAATACACGCCGTACATGACCCCGGCCGAATACCTGGCCGAACCGACCGGCGTTGACGTCTCGGCGCTGATCCCGGGGGCGTCGCCGGCGGCGCAGACCGCGGTCCTGACCCGGGTCATCGCGAGGGCGTCGTCCTGGGCCGACCAGTACTGCCGCAAGGTCCTCGCCGCGACGCTGGACGTGCAGTCCGGCGAGTACCGGGTCCGCGGCGACGGCACCATCTGGGTGCCGGTCGACAACACCCCCCTGATCCAGGTCACGAACGTCGACATGGGCCTGGTCGCCGGGCAGCTGCTGACGCTGACGGACCTGTCGAAGTGTCGCCTGACCAAGAAACTCGTCAAGATCCCGACCGCGCAGGTTCTGACGTCGGGGGTGTGGCTGCCGTTCACGGCGGCCGCGCAGGCCCGCCGCGGCTACGTCTACGCCGACACCACCTACATCAACGGCTACGCCCACTCGGTGACCGCCACCGGCTCCATCGCCGGCGCGACGTCGATCCAGGTGGCCAACAACGGCCTGGGCATCGTGCCGGGGCTGCCGCTGACCATCTACGACGGCGCCGCCAACGGCGCCAACACCGAACAGGTCATCGTCGACGCCTCCTACGTCTTCGGCTCCTCCACCGTGCCGCTGGCCTCGCCCGCCAAGAACGCGCACGGCGCCGGCTGCTCGGCCTCGGCGTTGCCCGGGTTCGTCCGCGAGGCTGTGATCTGCTTCACCAACGGCGTGATCAAAACCCGCGGCTCCGACGCCTACGTCATGCCATCCGGCCCACGGCAGCAAATGAAGGTGGAGGAGCTGCTGCCCGGCGCCGGCGAGGACATCGACTTGGCGATGGAGCTGCTGGAGCCGCTGAGGCGGGCCCGGTGAGCCGCGCCACGGTACGGGCCGCGATCGCCACGTTCCTGCAGGACGCGAACATCACCGGCCTGAACGGCGTGTACAAGGCCGAGCCGCGGTTCTACTCCGGCGAGCAGCTGGACGC